CGCAGGGGCCGGACGAGAAGTTAGGCACGCGCGGACGCGTGTTCGGAACGGTATTCGCCATCGATGTCTCCATCCTTACAGATGGGCGCGCCCCGTTGGGGGGGCGTGTCCCGTCGATGGGGGTAGAGCCGTTGGGGGTGGGGAGTCAAGTTATCTAACTGTGACACGAACAATCACATGACATCTGCAGGGGACAGCCGGGATTAACCGGGATTGTCCGGGATCAGACGGAAAAGAGCCGCAGTTCCAAGGGGCTAGGCGGGCCAGCGCGTGGCGGCGGCGCGGCATTCAGTGCCATTTGATTGTTCGCAGGTTTGTGGGGGCTCGACCGAGAAACACGGAAGGCAAAATCCGCCCGCGCCGCTAAGTGTTTGAAAAATGTCGGCCGCTTCCATTGGAAGTGGGACGATTTTCGCCAGTGGCGCGCCCAAGCATCCCAGTTCGACTAAGCCGCTGAGAAGTTAGCGAAAATCCCGGCTCATGTGCGCGATCTGAAAAATTGGAAGTGGGATGATGAAATGCTCCGTTCAGTGTCACCGGCTATCCCGGAAGAGCTTGACCGCACGCTCCGCCAGCTCAGCCTCGTCGGCGACCATCACTAAAAGCTTCGCCACCATGAAGGCCAATTCGAGACGAGCGCCGGGGCGGAGCGGCTCGGATATGTCGCGTCCGACGATCTCCCATGCAGCGTCTAGCGCGGCTTGGGCTCGCGCGACATCGACCGGGTCGATAAGCGAGGAAAACGGCACGGCATTGCTCCCGCAAAAATCCCAGCTGCGCACGTCGCGGCCGCCAAACGTGATCTCGATGCTGTACGTCGTAGCTCGAGCGCGGCGCGCGAGTTCCTTAGGACTCGGCTGATCGACCCTCAGATAGCCCGGGTAAACGGGTCGGTCGACACGACGCCCGCCGAAATTCGTCGCAAACGCGTCCGCAGCTTCTCGGCTGCAGAAGCACCACCACATCGTCCCCGACGAGCTTGTCGTTTCGAAGTCGTACCAGGAAGCCCAGCGGTACATGATGTCCATGCCGCCGCCGGCGGAAAGAACCTCGACCTGGAAGGGGTGCGTCCGATCCCGGTGCCTGTCCGTCCGCTCGCCCTTGCGCCTGGTCATGGCCATCCTCGCAGCTGACGCGGGCGCGGATCGTACTTCCGGTTGTCCCCGCTGTTCACCGGCGCCTCCGCTCCTGACTCCCGGTGTCATAGAACGCTCTTGAGAACGAAACAAGAACAAGCTTCCATGGTGATGCCCTAGCGGCACTAGGGCGCAACAGGAGACAGCCATGAGTAAGGCTCGCGGAAAGCGGGAGACCGTCGAACACCTCACCTATTTCGTCGTTCAGGCCTTCAAGACGGTTAGGGGCCTTAGGGGAAAAATCGCAGCAGAAGATCCTATCGAAGCACGAGACCAGCATCATGCATTGACGCTATTCGAACGCTACAAGCCGATCCGCGCCGGTGTCGTAGCATTCCGCCGCACCGGATCGCCGGCGACGGGCGACTGGGAGGATGCGGTCATAATTGCCCGCCACGGCCTGCTCCCGGCCGAGGTTGATGGGATGGTGGATGAAAGCGCCGCTGACTTCGAAAGCTGGGAGCTCGGCGAGCACGATCTCAAGGTCGCGTGACGCCTCAGACAAAGATCGAGCCCCGCTTTTTGCGGGGCTCAGTCTTTCGGCGCCAAGAGCCCAGGAACGTTCCGACCGTTGCGGCCATAGAGCGTCAAAGCTGTGGCGCAGACGACAGAGTCGGACGATCCCTTCGTTTCATTCAATGCTTCGGCAATGAACGCTCCATGCAGCTTGCCGTGTTTACCGGCGGGCTCGATATCTTCCGGCTTCAGACCGGCAACGCTCATGATTGCGCCATATCGGGTCCAATTTACATCGAGGCGCGGACACTTTTCGGCGAAGACCTGAGCCCAGGCGGCCATTTTTATGACATTTACAACTTTACTCGACTGCGCCGAAACCGGCGAGATCAACGCAACCGCCCAAGCCCCAAATAGAACTAGCGTCATCTTTCTTTTCATAGCTCGCCTCCAGCCCACACAACCTTGCCTGCAATTCTCAATGCCTCGGCATCCGGCGCCGAGAGCGTCTCGGTTTCGTACCGCTCATTATCGCTGATCAGCTGCAGCGCGCCCAGCAGCCCAAGAACGACCCGCTTGATCCGAACGTTTGGCCCGTCGATCAGGACATAGATCCCGTCGCCGCGTGTTTGCTGGAAGCGCGTGTCGACAAGGACGATCGCGCCGTCCGGAATCGTCGGCTCCATCGAGTCCCCGCGGCAATCGATGAAGCGCGCATACCGTTCGGGAAGGCCTATGCGCTGCAGCCAGCTTCGCGGAAACGGCAGCGCCTCGATCTCGTAAGGGTTGATGTTCTCGAAGCCAGGCCCCGCGCTGGCCACGACGTCCAACTGTGGGACGAGGGCCACGTTATCGTTGTCGCTGTCAGCCCCATCCATCGTTTGAAACATCCGCAGGGTCGGCGGCTGCCTGCCAAATGCAAGCCACTCCAACGAGACCTCCGCGGCTTCGGCCAGAATCGCGATCGCTAGGAAAGGCGCTTTAGCCTTCTCGTCCCGCCATTTGCCGACTTGCTCCCCGGTTGTTGACACCAGAGATCCCGCTTTTTCGAGGCTTCCTATCCGCTCGATGACGGTCTTGAAGCGTTCTCCGAAGCGGCGATCCCCGGAATTATAGGTCTCTCTCTTCATCTGCCTGCCTGAGACGCCATCGCTCGGTTGACATACCGATAAATATCGGCATATGGTCACGTTAGTTACCAATATCGTTAACAGATGTCGGCTTGTGCCGCCATCTCGGGGCATCACATGCACGAAGCCGACATCCTCGCAGCCGTACGCAAGTCCAAGTATCGATTTTTGCCGGCCATCGCCGCGCAATATCAAGTCTCGGACGTTTCGCTTCGGGCTGCCTTTCGTCGCCCCCAACTGCGCGCTGAGCGCGTCTTGTCGCGGGCGCTCGGTATTCCGCTCCACGTTCTCTGGCCTGAGCGTTGGTCGCCGAACGGCGTCCGACTGGTCCGCCGCGGCCGCGCGATTTCGAGGGCAGCCTGATGAACCTGCTCGACAACCTGACGGCTGGTTCGCCGGTCTTTCTGGCTCCGGTCGCTGCAATTGATGCCAGCGAACGGCTTCGCCCCGTCGACGAGGCTCACGCTCAGCTGATCGCAGCATCGATGAACGAGAGCGGGCTAATTCAGCCCATCGTCGTCCGTGCCAACGCCGCGGGCAACGGTTTGAAGCTCGTCGTTGGCGGTCATCGCCTGCGGGGTGCTTCTGTCCTCGCCTGGGAAGAAATCCCAGCGATCATGATCGTGTGCTCGGATGACGAGGCTCGGCAGATTGAGATCGACGAGAATCTTGCCCGCAAAGAGCTGACGGTTCTTGAGCGTGCCGAGTTTTTGGCGGAGCGGAAGCGGGTCTATGAGACGATCAACCCCGCTGCGGCTCACGGCAAGGCCAAGAAGCCGAAGACCGAAAAAGGAAAAGTCGCCAACTTGGCGACTTTTGCTCGGTTCTCGAAAGATGCGGCAAAATCAACTGGTTTGGGCGAGCGCACGATCCAGCGCTCCGTTGAGCTAGCAGGGAAACTCTCGCCCGAAGCCATAGCGCTGATCCGCGGCACCAAGGTCGCCGACAACCAGGCCCAGCTGCAGGCACTGGCCGCCATGGAGCCGGAGCAGCAGAAGGTTGTCGCCGGGCTGATCGCGGCCAACGCGGCCGGCAATATCGCAAAGGCCCGCGTCGTCGCCGGCTTCGTCCCGGAGGGTGGTGCGGTTCGCGAGCCCGAGCGGCTCCTCACCAAGATCGAGCCGATGCTGACGCGCATGTCGTTGGCGGACCTGCAGGCGCTTGCCGACATGGTCGCCGCCCGCATCGCCGCGCTCGCCCCGGCCAAGCCCGCCCGCGCGAAGAAGGGCGGTGCGGAATGAGTCCGATCGAGACCATGTCCCCGGAACAGCTTCGCGAGCGCTACCTCCAGTCGCTCTCGCCGATTGAGCGAATGGATTACGAGCTTGCCTGCGCACGCGAGAAGCGTCTCATCGCCGAACGCCGGGAGGAAGAGGCTCTTCTCGTCCGAGAGCTCGACGATTTCGTCGAAGCAGCACGCGACTTCAAGGACGTGCACCTGTCGCGCCTCGCCGTCCGCAGGATCGTGCAGCGGCTCTACGGCGCTGAGGCTCTGCAGCCGGAGTCACCCCATCGACCGCAGCCGAAGGGCCGGGTCGAGCGCGTCAACCGCCAAATCGCAAGGGGCGACGCGGCGTGAAGCTCTGGCTGACATCCTCCGAAATCGCCGATCTCGCGCTGCCCGGCCTGCCGACGACGAAGCGGAACGTCAACGCGCTCGCCGAGCGCGAGGACTGGGCCCGCTTCTCGGCACTGTGCCGGCAGCGAGCCGGCCGTGGCGGCGGTCTCGAATATCACGTCAATCTGCTGCCGGTGGCCGCTCGCGTCGCCTATTACGGCAGCGAGGCCCCGACGCCGACCGCAGGCGAAGCCATCCAGGCGGCACCGGAGCCGGCTGCCGGCACCACCAGCGCCGCGACTTTGCAACTTGATGCACGGCTCGCGGTGCTCGGGGCACTCAAGCGCTTCGTCGCCCAGGCCGAGCTCAAGCAGACGCTGGCGATCAGCTACTTCGTCGACCTTTATAACCTCGGCAAGATCGACATGCCGGCCTGGGCGGCCGGTGTCCTGCCGCGGCTCTCGACGCGCACGGTGCTGCGCTGGCTCTCTGCCTCCCGCGAGGGCGAGATCGAGCGACTTGCCGTCGATCGCGGCGCTGGCCGGCGCGGCCAGGGCGTGCTCGATGCTGCCTTCGACGGCGAAATCAAGCATTTCGCGCTAGGGGTCCACTCCTTCAACGAGCTCTATTCTGCCCGGCAGATCCACGAGACGGTGCAGCAGGAATTCGGCTCACGTCTCGCTGCCGAAGGTCTGCAATTGCCCGGTCTCAGGGCGTTTGAAGTCCGTTTCAACGCCTGGAAGCAGGAATACGCCGCCGGTCTGCTCAAAATGATGGACCCGGACGGGTTCCGCTCGAAGATGCGCGTCTCCGGCTCCTTCGCCTGGATGGCGCCGCATCTGAACGCGCTCTGGCAGATCGACGCCTCGCCGGTCGACGCTCTCTGCGTCGACGGGCGCCACGCGATTTACGTCTGCATCGACGTGTGGTCGCGCCGGCTGATCCTGTTCATCTCGAAGACGCCGCGCGCGGAAGCGGTGCAGCTGCTGATGCGCAAGGCAATCCTCGCCTGGGGCCTGCCCGACGCGGTGAAGACTGACAACGGCAGCGATTTCGTCGCCCGCGCCACGGTTCGCCTCTTCGCCAAGCTGCAGATCGAGGCCATCCGCTCGGCGGCCTTCTCTCCGCACCAAAAGGGCTATGTCGAGCGGCACATCCGCACATTCCAGAGCGATTGCGCGACGATGCTGCCGGGCTTCATCGGCCACAGCGTTGCCCATCGCAAGCGGATCGAGGGCCGGAAGGCGTTCTCGCAGCGCCTCGGTCAGACCGAGAATGAGGCGTTCAACGTCACCATGACGGGCGAGGAGCTGCAGCAGCTCGTCGACCGCTGGGCTTTCGAGATCTACGCCCATCGTGAGCATGGCGGTATCCGCCGGGAGACCCCCTTCGCTCGCGCCGCCTCGTCACGCCAGCCGATCCGCACGGTCGATGCTGATGCATTGGCGACGCTGCTGATGCAGGCGCCGGCTGGTGATGGCTATCGCACGGTCGGCAAGAACGGCGTCCGTATCGGCGACTTCCACTATCTCGCGCCGGGCATCCTTGTCGGAACCCGCGTGTTCGTAGTGCTCGATCCGGCGGACAAGGGCACGATCTGGCTCTTCGCAGATGAAAACCGCGCGGAACTGCTCGGCCGCGCCACCAATGCCGAGCTCGCAGGCGTCGATCCGGCCGCGCTGCTGGCCGAGACCCGCGCCGCCCAGAAGCGTGTCATCGACGAGCAAACGGCGGAAATCCGCAAGCAGACCAGGCGTCGCGTCACCGAGAAGACAGTCCTCGAAAACCGCCTCGCGCTGGCGGCGGAGGCCAGCGGCAACCTCGTCGCCTTCCCGCCGCGCTCCGAGATCCACACCACTCCCGCGCTTGATGCCGGTGCCGATGTCGCGGCGCTGCGTAACGGCGCGGTCCCGACTGGCCGGCAGCTTTCGCCCGCCGAAGCCAAGATCATGGCGGAACTGGAAGCCCAGCCTGCGGCTGCGACGCCTCCAGCCTCGAATGTCCGCCGCCTGCGCCAGCAGGAAACGCCGCAGCAGCTCTATCGGAAATGGCTGGTGCTGGATGAGCGCCTGCGCGCCGCCGAGCCGATCACGCCGGACGAGGCGGCCTTCTACGGCAGCTTCGCCACCAGCCACGCCAAGAAGACCCTCGACCCTCTCTACCAGGAATACGGCGAAGCGGCGTTGCGGTGAGCCGAGCCGAAAAAAAGGCCCCGCGAACGGGGCCGTTTGAAGTGATCAGGATGGAATTATGAACGCACATACGGCTGAAATCAAACCCGACATTCCCAGCGGCCGGCGCCCGCCGGCCCTGCTGAAGAACGTCATCGCCATGATGGGGCTCGTGCAGACCATGCGCGACCGCAGCCCGGATGACGACGTCTTTGGCTGCTTCTACGGCTATTCCGGCTACGGCAAGACCGAGGCCACCCGCTTCGCCCAGATCAAGACCGGCGGCGCCCATCTCGAGATCGGCGTCAGCTGGACGAAGAAGGACCTGGTCACGAACATCCTGTTCGAGCTCGGGGTGCTGAAGCCCAAGGGCACGCTCTCCGAGCTCACCCGGCAGGCGATCGAGCTGCTCTCGATCCCGGACCATCCGCCGATCTTCATCGACGAGGCCGACAAGCTCGTCGACCGCGGCATGATCGAGAACCTGCGCGAGATCGCCGACAAGTCCCGGGCGCCGTTCATCTTCGTCGGCGAGGAGGCGCTGCCGGACAAACTCGCTCGCGTTGAGCGTGTCTATGGCCGCGTCATTTCCTGGGTGCCGGCTCAGCCGGTCGACCTCGAGGACTGCCGCAAGCTCGCCCAGCGCGCCGACGTCACCGTCGATGACGAGGTGCTGGAAACGATCCGGCGCGCCTCGGAGGGTCGGGCTCGCATCGTCGTTTCCAATCTCAACCTCGCCCGCCAGTTCGCGGCAGAGCGCGGCATTCCCGGCCTCGCTGCCGGCGGCGAGATCCCCGACTTCATCAACGGCAAGCACCCGCCGCGGGTGCGGAGGTTCGGCTGATGGCTTCGACTGTGCCTAATCCGGAGGCCGGGCGGCTGGCCTACTGGCGGATCATGACCGGCCTTCAGACGCACTATGGTGATTTCACCTCGCGGGCCGTCGTCGACATTGCTGGCGTCGGTCATCGCAAGACGATCGAGAACTATCTCGCCTTCCTGAGCGCCGAGCGCGTCATTCGCGTGGTCACCAGTGAGCAGCGCGGCGCCACCACCACTCACCGCTACCGCATCATCAATCAGGGCGACGCCCCGCCGCTGCGGCGGGGCGACAGCAACCTCGGCCAGCGCCAGCAGGCGCTCTGGATGGCGATGCGCTCGCTCGGCCAGTTCCGCGCCTCGGCGCTGGCGGAGGCGGCTTCGACGGACACCTGCATCGTCGCCCGCGAAACCGCCTCCGGCTACATCGCCGACCTGATGCGCGCCGGCTATCTCGCCATCGCCGGCAACGCCCCCGAGCGTAAGCAGACGCTGATCTATCGCCTCGTCCGCAATACCGGTCCGCGGGCGCCCATCGTGATGCGGCCGGAGCAAGCCTGCTTCGATCTCAACGTGATGCGGGTGGTTAACCTTAACTCCCGCCTGACGGTCGGGGTGGCGGCATGAGCACCGGAAAACCCGATCAGATCGCGCGCGCGCGCGAGGCGTGGGGTGAGGATATCCCCAGCGAGGTGCTGGCGCTGGCCCAGGCTTGCAAGGCGCAGACGTCCCGCGCCGTGGCTCGTCGCCTCGGCTACTCGGACGCGGTCATCAGCCATGTTCTGGCGAAGAAATACCCCGGCGACGTCGCCAAGGTCTTTGCCACGATCCGCGGCTCGCTGATGGGCGAAACGGTGGATTGCCCCGAGCTCGGCGAGCTGCGCCGCGACCAGTGCCTGCGCAACCAGGTCAAGCCCTTCTCGTCGAACAATTCCGCCAGCGCCCGGCTCTTCCACGCCTGCCGGGTCTGTCCCCACCGCCAGCAGAAGGATGTCGCCTGATGCTTCAATCCGCTTTCAAACTGTTCTGCTTCGGCGTGGCCATGCTCGGCCCCTTCGCCGCTGGCATCCTCCACCAGTACGTCATCGAGCCGGAGATCTACGCGATCTTCTTCGCTGGCGGCATCCTGCTCGGGTTCGGCGGCATCTGTGGCTTTGCCTCGATCGAGCGCGACGAGACCCGTCGCTTCCGCGCGGCCCTTGGAAAGAAGGGCTGAGCGATGCGGACATCTTCCCTCCCTGTCGACTTGCGCCGCCTGGCGCAACACGCCCGCCATTGCGCGAAACTCAGCCTCGGCATGTCCGCTGCGGAATGCGGCCGCGTCGCCGTCCTCCTGCAGCTCGCCGCCCAGGAGGCCGACCTGGTCGTCGCCCAGGCGGCCGACGTGCCAGAGCTCGAGGATGAGCTGCTCGCCGTCGCGCACGATCCGAACCGGGCCGAGCCTCTGGTGACGTCTGCCTACCAGGCGGCCCTGAAAGCCCAACAGCAGCAGATCCAGCGCGAGCTGGACACGGAGGGGCCGGAGCCTGTCACGCGTCCCGGCCTCGCCGCTCTCGCAATGCCGATCGCCGGCAGCAACGTCACGGTGTTCCCGGTGGCGCCTCGGCCGCGCCCGCTCGGAGGTGGAGACGCGGCATGATCAGGCCTTTCCACACCCTGCCGGACATTATGGAGCTCGGCCTCCTGGTCGCGAAGATCCAGAACGGCTCCGGCGCCGATCGCGAGGTCGACGAGGCGGTGACGGACCTCTTCTTCACGCGTGCTCGCCACGGCATCGGCTGGGACAATCCGCTGACCGGCAAGTGGATCGGGAACCCGGATTTCGCCTTCACGCACTCGATCGACGGGACGTTGCGCATTCAGCGCGAGTTCCTGCCGGAAACGACCTGGATGATCGACGCCCAGGCCGAGCTTCCGGCCCGCGCCATCGTCCGCCATGGCCCCGAGTTCAAGGTTCGCACGGCGCCTACACCGGAGCGCGCCCTGCTGACCGCCTTCCTGGTCGTCTGCGACCAGATCCAGAGGGCCGCGGCATGAAGTCCCTCATCACCGTCCGCGCGATCGTCGATGCGGTCGCCGCCACCACCGGCCTGACCCGCACCGACATCACCTCGATGCGCCGCACGCCGGAGATCGTCGAAGCGCGCAGCACCGTCTTCTGGCTGGCGCGGGAGCTCACCGGCAGCTCCTACGACATGATCGGTACTGCAGTCGGCAACCGCGACCACACCACGGTGCTCGCCGGCTGCGATCGGGCGGCGGCCCGTCGCGAGCGTGACGCTGACTATCGCACCGCCACCGACACCCTGCGCGGCGTTCTCCAGACGCTCGAAGACAACAAGATGTTGGCGGCCTCCACGGTCGCCGATCCGCTCGGCACCGCCCGTCGCATCATCGCGAACCCGGCCCGCGAGGCCGTGCGCGTCCCCGTCATCGAAATCGTCGCCATGGCCCGGCTCATCGTCGAGCTGCTCGGCGAAACCGATCCTTCCGAACTGTCCCTCATGGAGAATTCCGATGCAGCATGACCAGACGATCGATATCCCGCGCGAAGCCCGCGCCAAGGCGATCTTCGACGCCGTCAGGGAGGCCAGTTTCGCCGGCACCCCCACGCTCCCGTGGAGCGAGA